GCAGAGATCAAGGACTGGCCGCCTGAAGTGAAAAGCCTGGTTCCTCCACAGGAGGCGGTGCTTTCAAATGGAGAGCGTCGTGTCACGCCCGTTGAGGAGCGCTTAGAGCACATGGCCCGCCTGCGTCCACTGCTGGAAAAGCTGCAAGTGCAAGCGCGTGGCACACAACCTGGTAACAGTCCGAATCCGCGCCCGTCGGGGCAGACGCCTGAGAATGTGCGCGACGAATACGAAAAACGACTGCGCACGACCGGCAAGTACAGCGCGTAACGTAACCTGGTCACGGCTTGCTCGTGCACAGCCAATAGATGTTGTGCTAACCGAAAGGGTGACGCCTTTCCAATTACAGCCCAGTCGTTAAATGCACGGAAGGCGCTGTTTGTTGGCTGTGCAGGGGTTGCAAGCCGTGACTACAAACTGAAAAACACCTTTTGACCGCTCTCTATAAGCGGGGAAGGACACACAGAATATGGCCTCTATCACCAAAGTGGTACCGGTGTCTATCGCGACGCCTCTACCTGACCCCGAGCACTCGCTCTCTGGCCTCTACGCCGGTGAGGCGATAGCCGGCGGTGACGCCTGCTACATCAAAACCTCGGACGGCAAAATCTGGCGCTCCATCGGGACCGCTGCTAACGCCGCCGCCGAAGTCGATGGCTACGCCGCCTGCGACGCGGCCGTCGGCGACCCGCTCACGCTCTACTACGGCATCCGTTTCCAGTACGGTTCAGGACTCTCCCCGGGTAGCTTTCTCTATCTTGATACGGTGGCCGGTGGTTTGTCTGATGTGGCGACTACTGGGGGAACGGCGAAGATTGGCCGTGTTATCGATGCCACGCGCATCGATTTGAGACGCAGTTACTAGGCATTCCGCCTGAAAGGAAGGTGTTCTTGTGGCCTTTGGCACACTGAGCATTTTTGATACCATTGGCGGACGCAGGGCTGCTGCCAATGACTATATCGGCCTCTATGACCCGGCGACCCTGTACCAGCAACTAACCATCTTTCTGGAGGCGCATAACCGCCTCATGGACGAGATGATGACAGATATCGCGGGCTCTACCCAGGAGAGGTTCATGACCTGGGGCAGTAACGCAGAAGCCACCATGCAGGACGGGGACGAGTTCTCACGCCCTGATGTGCAGAGGATTTCGGTCAATCCCACCATGATGGGCTTTCCGCTCTACCTCAAGCAAGTAGCCTACGGGGTAACGCAGCTCTTCATGGAGACGAAGACGGTGGGGGACCTGGAACAGGTGGTCACCGCGTGTACCGATGCTGATGTACGCGACCGCCTGGCAAGCATTCGCGCCGCACTCTTCAACCCGGTGGACAAACTGACCTACAAAGACCGGCTGGTCGATAACATCACGCTGCCCCTGCGCGCGCTCATCAATGCCGATAGCGCGTACATCCCGCCCGACCAGTACGGCAACACCTTTGACCCGACCACGCACACGCACTACCTGGCGACGGCTGCCTTTGTCAACGCCAATCTGCATACCCTGATTGATACGGTCATTGAGCACTACGCTTCGGGGACGGTGCGCGTCTATATCAACCGTGGCTTAGAGGCAACGGTGCGCGCCTTTGCCGATTTCTTACAGTATTATCCACAGCAAATTACCCCGGCCATCACGGCCAACCAGGCGCTCGGGGTGAAGCTGGATGTACTCAACATCTATAACCGCCCGATTGGCTTTTTTGGCAGTAAGGCGGAAGTGTGGGTGAAGCCCTGGGTACCCACCAACTACGTTTTCGCTTTTAACACGACTGTCAATAAGCCACTCATGGTCAGGACACGCCCTACCGCTGGCACGACCAATCGCGGCAGCTTGCGCATCGCGGCGCAAAACCAGTCCTACCCACTCATGGCGACCTATCTCGAAAGAGAGTACGGCGTGGGCGTGTACGAGCGCACCAACGGGGCCTGTCTGTATACAGGAGGCGGTTCGTACGTTGCGCCACCGGCCTGGTCTCTGTAGTGAGTGCCTTCTGGCTGATGCGCTTTGACATCAGCCAGGCAACCATATGAGAGGGAAATGCACGTATGGCAACAAAGGATAAGCAGACCGAAGAGCCGCGCAAGCTCGATGAAGCGCCACAGCCCGGTGGCGTGTATGTCGTCAATAACCAGGTGGTCGATGCCGAGGGCAACGCGCTTGAGGGCTGGCAGGTTGATAGCAATGGCAACGCCGTCAAGGTGGCAACACCGGCGTCGGAGAACAAATAAGTGAACAGGGCAGCCGCGCTGGACTACCTGCAAGGAGAGTTTGCAGAGATTGCCGTGGAGACAGGCTTAGAGCAGTCACCGCTCTTGAAAGCCTATAACACGGCCATCGACCAGAGCCTGCGCGGCCTCGGGGTGGCGGAGGGAGAGCTTGGCACGGCCGATACGACGAGTACGCAAGTGACCGGCTACCTGGCACTGCTCGACTTCTACGCCCTTACCCGCTTCAATCGTGTCTTTGCGCTGCGCATGGATGTCAATGTCTCGGGGTCCGTTTCGGCTTCGCAGTCGCAGATGTTCAAGCATGTCAAGATGCTCCTAGATCAGGCAGAGAAGCGTCTGGCTGGGCTCGGGCTCTCGACACGCGAGCAGGTGGTCATGGGTCGTGTCACGCTCGACTTCTTAGAACCAGGATGGGCAGGTGACCCGAGTTGGGGAGGCATGTGGTGACGGCACTCATAGCAGCATCGACGCGTGCGCGGCTCGCCAACTGGGCAAGAGAAGAGATACTCACTGACACGTGCGATATCCTGCGCGAGACCAGGGTGCGCGTGCCATCGGGCGGCTCCACGATCACTTACCCGGTGAAATATTCGGGGATACCGTGTGCGGTGATTGGAGGGGGTAACCCGCAGGAGCAACCGATAGCAGGGCAAGAGGTCGGCGCTATCCCGGCGAATATCTTGCTACCACTAGGGCAGGATATCCTGGGCTCAGATCGCATCAAAGTGGGGAATATCACCTATCACGTCATCGACACCGGCAATGCGACCTATGATGTGGTGCAAAAAGTGCTTGTGCGGCAGTCGTCGCTGACAGGCTAAGGAGGGCTATGGCAACAACAGATTTACACGCGCATATCACCTGGGACTCAGAGCCAACGGAAGAGGCCAAGAACTTCATCCGGGTGGAAGTGCTGAAGGTGCTACAAGAGACGTTCCAAGAGTCTTCCTGGCTCACGGAATTTGTCCGTGCAGAGGTGCATAAGGCGCTAGATCAAGATAGACGTGAACTCGCGCAAGCGATGGGAATGAATAGACATGGCCCAGGAAGGGAACTTCCCTAATGGCCGGCTTCTCAATGGAAACGATCGGACTCGCTGAAGTCATCGGCAAACTTGGCGTGATGCAAGCAGAAGTGATACCCGGCGCGACGGCAGCCGTTGAGGGGGCGCTGAGTGATGCCTATGATGCATCACTCCCGCTTATACCTGTTGCTACCGGCTACTTGCTCTCACGCCAACAGACGCGTTTGATCGGTGGGGGCACTGAGCCAACGGGCGAACTGTATAATGATGCCCCCTATAGCCGTTGGGTGACATTTGGTCATCACACGAGGAGTGGTTCTTGGGTAGCAGCCCAAGATTTTATGACCGGCCCTATCGAAATCGGGCGACAATCGCTCATGCGCCGCATGGCAGAATTGATGGTGTTTTGAGATGGTCACACGCCCGATGTTCCTGCTGGAACTGCAAATCGCAGCACAGGCACGACTCACGGGTGATGCCACGTTGATGGCGATCATCACCGGCGTCTTTGACCTGGCACCGGAAGGGCAGGCGCCGCCATACATCACGTATGGGCAGCATGTGGATGGGCCGTGGCCGATGTTTGGGCATGTCAACAGCGAGTCGCTCTTTTTGCTAGACATCTTTTCTCAGGCAGGCAGTGATGACCAGTGCTATCAAATCCTGGCAGAAGTCAGGCGGCTTATCGAGACGCGGTCAGGCAGCACGCCGCTAGTGCTGCCCGACTACGGCATAGCGAATTTGAAATACGAGTGGAGTACCATCCTCCACGAAACTGAGTATAACATCCGGCACATGCCGGTACGATTCCGCTCGAAAGCGGTTGAGTTGTAACCGGATACAAACAAGCACACTACCTTTTGACCGCTCTTTATAAGCGGGGAAGGAGCAAAAAATGGCAACACCACTTGCCGGCATTGGCGGTTTAATCAAAGAAGGTGCGAACACCATCGGTGCGATGAACACCTGGTCGGTGACGCCGAAGGCATCGACGAAGGATACCACGTCCTTTCAGGCGACCGGCAACTGGGGAACCAAGGCGACCACGATTAAGGAGTGGACGGCCAAGTGTGACGGTTTCCTTGATGCCACCGACGCCGGGCAAGTCGCGCTCATCAACGGCATTGGCAACACCTTTACGCTGGAAATGGATATTGACTCGGCGGCGACGCACAAATTTACAGGCTCGGCCATTCTCATCAGTTATGACGCCAAATCCGACGCCAAAGATATGAACCTCATCACTTTCAGTTTTGATGGAACATCGACGCTCACTTTTACCTAAAGGAGGTGAACTTTGGGCATCTTAGCAGGCGTCAATGCCGACGTGTGGGTTGCAGCCACGCCGTCACTCAATACAACCAACGAGAGCGCCACCGATAGCGGCGATCACATCACCTATACCATGAGCGTGCACCGCGCCTGGGACTGGCAGCAACCTTTAGTCGTGCAGAACTCGCCCAATGGCACAACCGGATGGGTGACCGTGACTGATTATGTCTTTCAGTACGCTTCCGGCGTGATCGTCTTCAATACGGCACGGGTGGTGAGTACCAATAACTTCGTGCGCGTCTCGACCGGCTACTACTTCAACCTGACGCAACTGGACGGCGCCACCGGCTGGTCATTTACCCCTAAGGCGAGTACCAAGGACACCACGCAGTTTCAGGCCACTGGCGGCTGGGGCCAGAAGACGGCCACTATCAAGGAGGCATCAGGCAAGATCGAGTCCCTGCGCACCGACGGGCGCATCTTCGTGGAACTGGGGAATATCGTTGCCCTTCAACTCTACATGGATAAGCCGAACAACATGCGCTTCGATGCCCTGGCTATCGTCACCGGCGCCGAAACCAAAGCCGATGCCAAGGATGTCGAGGACAAGCAGATGACCTTCGATGTCTACGGCGTGCCCTATTTCCGCACGACCTAATCAATAAGAAAGAAGAACTACACGCATGGTACGAGCAGCGAAAAAACGAGCGCTCCTGGAAACCGAAGAAATGAACCTCTACGACGAAGAGAACGCCGAGCAAGAGGACGAGGGACTCGATGCGACTGATGAGCAGGAGGGGCATACTAACGGGTCTACTCCCCAAGAAGTCGCTTATCTGGAGACTGAAGACGAGGATGAGTTACGCGAACTCATCTCTAAGATCGATGACGTGGTTGAAGAACTCTTGGCCGTGCCTGAGTGGAAGGTGAACGGCAAAGTAGTAGAAGTGTTACTGCGCACGCTCACCACCTTTGAACGCACCTCCTTCATCAATGCCATGATGAAGTCGAACAACGATATCACCAAAGTTTACCCTGATCTCGTCATCTTATCTGCCAGGCATCCCAAAACGAAGAAACTGATCTTTCACAAGAATGACCGGGGCATGTTACAGACCAAGATGGGACGAGCCACCGAACGCATTGCGCTGCGGGCTTCTGAGATAAACGGACTCACCGAGGAGGCGCTGACGGAGATGCGAAAAAACTCAAGGAGCATCCGCTAGAGTACCGCGAAATGCAACTCATGGAACTCTTCGGATGCGCGACACGCGGGGAACTGTACATACGCCTGAAGTCAGGCACCAACTATCAGCGCTGGATGCTCTACCTCGAATACAAGGAGGAGCTGGAAAACGAGAAACTGAAAGCCATGATGGGTGAGTCGCACTAGAGCCACGAGGAAAGGAGGGAGCGACGCGTGAATATTGGGACCGTGCTCGTCCGTTTCGCTGCCGAGACTTCCGGTCTGATGGGTGGCATCCGTGGAGCAATTAGCGCGCTAGGCACCTTTGGGGCTGCCGCTGCCGCTGCCGGTATCCTCATCGCCGGTTTCGCCATCGCCATCGGGGTTATCTCCGTCAAGGCTGCCGCTGACTTCCAGCAAGGCATGGCTCGTCTCGTCACCGGGGCTGGTGATGTCACCGACAATATGCAAAAGATGGGCCAGTCTATCCTCGGTATCTCTGTCGCTACCGGTGTGCTGACCGGTGATCTCCTGCCTGCTATGTACCAGATTATTTCATCGGGCCAAAGG